CAGCGGCTATATCGGCGGCATTACGCTCGACGCGCTTGGCCGTCCGGTCAGCTACCGCATTTACGAGCGCGACCGCTCCGGGCGCTACGGCAACTTTGAGGAAGTCGCTGCCGAGAACTTCTGCCATGTCTTTGTCCCGACCCGCCTTGACGAATACCGGGGCCGCTCGGTCATGGCTCCGATCCTTGATGACGCACAAGACGTTGCCGATCTGATCGAATACGAAAAGCTCGCCGCTCGCTGGGCATCCTCGCAAGCGGGCGTGGTCAAGACTGAGTATGGCGCGGACGAGGAAATGGCCTCGGTGCTGCGCGGCGACAAGGATCAATTCGGCAACGACACCAAGCTGACCGCGCTGGAGCCGGGGCGCATTAACTACCTCAACACGGGCGAGAGCATGGAGATGTTCAAGAGCGGCGACCGTCCCGCCGCCGCCTTCGCCAACTTCGTGCAATACTTGGAGAACCGGATGTGCCGCGCCCTTGGAACATCGGCTCGCGTGATCCTCGACCGCCCAAGCGCGGGGCCAGAGTCACGCAAAGACCTTCGCCAAGCCGAGCGCACGTTTGAGTTTTGGCGCAAGCAGTTGGAGATGTCTTTCCTCAACAAAGTCGTGCGCCTTGCCTTGATGGACGGCGCGGCCAAGGGACTCTTGCCTAATGCGCCCGAAGTCGCGCAGGGTCAATGGCAATGGCCGGGAAGCGTCAGCATCGACGCAGGCCGCGATGCCCGTGCCGACATCGAACTTTGGCGCATGGGCCTTGCTACCGCCGCCGATCTTTACGGCGAGGTTGGTCTGGATTGGCAGGCCAGTATCCGCCAACGCGCCAAGGAAGCGGCTTACATCCGCGAGATGGCCGAGGAGATGGACGTTTCCCCTTCTGAGATTAGCGGGGGCAAAGAGTCTATCGCTACCGATCCGAATCGCGCCCCGGTCACTGCGCCCATTCCTGCCGCACCGGAGCAGGAGCTATCGCAAACCAACTTTGCGATCCCCGCGAAATACGCGCACATTAATTTCAAGCCGACCGCCGCCCTTGCCGTCGAGGCCGAGAAGGGGCTGAAGTGGCGCGACGAGTTTAATCGCGGCGGCACGGAAGTCGGTGTTGCTCGCGCCCGCGATCTGAAGAACCGCGCCAATCTTTCCGTCAGCACAGTGCGCCGGATGCACAGCTATTTTTCTCGTCACGAAGTCGATAAGCAGGGGCAAGGCTTTAAGCCCGGAGAGGACGGCTACCCGTCTGCGGGCCGTATCGCGTGGGCCTTGTGGGGCGGCGATGCTGGTCAATCGTGGGCCGCTGCGCGCGTATCGCAGATGGATGCCGTCGATGATGACGAGGGATAATTAACGGGGGCGATTGCTTCGACCGACTCTGCGGAGTCTGGCACGGGGGTTCAAACCCCCCGCCTCCACCTTTGACAGTCGCAGCTTGGAATGACCAAGACCGACTTCGCCCTGCTCGACGGCACGATTGACGCGCAAGCCGCAACGATTACAGGCGTGAGCGTTATCACCGTTGGCGAGGCGAAGGGCCACGGGATGCTGATCGACGCGCAAACCCTCCTGCAAGTGAAGGCAGCCGCCGAGACTTATTCGGGCGGGCTAAAGGTCAAAACGGATCACTACACCGGATTCAACGAAATCGTTGGCACTCTGAAGAACTTCGTCATCGACGGCGATCAGCTACGCGCCGACCTCTACCTTCTCAAGAATCACGATGCGACCCCGCGCATCTTGGAGATGGCAGAACTGATGCCCGACACCTTCGGCCTTTCGATTAGCTTTAGCGGCGAGCATGAGGAGCAGGGCGACACGGTTTTCGCGCGTTGCTCCGAGATTTATTCCGCCGATCTGGTCGATGCGCCCGCCGCAAATCCGACCGGACTCTTTAGCGCACGGGTTGACAGCGGAAAAAAGGCTATGGACGAAAAGCAATTTGCCGAGGCTCTCGCAGCCGCCCTTGCTCCGATCAACGACAAGCTCTCCGCTTTTGAGGCTTTCATGACCGAAGCCTCCACGAAGTTCGCCGCTCTGGAAATGAAACCAGAGGACGAAAAAATGGAAGAGCACGACGACGAAGAAAAGGAAATGACCGAGGACGAAGAAAAGTCCGAGGACATGAGCGCGAAGCTCGCCGCTGAAGTCTCCGAACTGAAAGCCCTCGTCGCCAATTTCGGCGCAAAGCCCGTGGCCGTTGCCGTTGCCTCTGAAGTCAAGGCCGAGCCGAAAGCTCCGACCACTTTCAACGAAGCCCTCGACCTCGTTAAGTCCGAAGGCTTGAGCGGCAGCGCGGCCACGAAAGCCGTCATCGCTCGCTTCCCCGACCTTTACCTCGCTGCCCGCAACAGCGGCATCCGCACTCTCTAACCTACTAAAACACTATGGCATCCCAAGTTGACTCCACAAACCGCTCCTTCGTCGCCAACGCGGCGATCAGCGCCTTCCGCCTCGTCAAGCTGCACAGCACCGAGAACGAAGTTGTCGCCGCCACCAACGGTGCGGCCATTGGGTTCACGCAGGAAGACGCTTCGGCGGCTGCTGTGGTGAACGTCAAACTTTTCAACCCCACCTACCTCGCCACCGTTTCGGGTGCGGGCGTTGCCGCTGGCTCGGTCGTTCACGCGATTGCCGATGGCAAGGTCGCTTCCGCTGGCGGCGTCTCGGTCGGCTACGCAATCAACGCTGGCACCACGGGCGACATCATCGAAGTCGCTATCTCCAGCAAGAGCTTCTAACCGGATACCACTATGGCCTACTCCAACTCCAACGCACTTCCTCGCGCGGAAATCTCGCAAGCGGTTTTCGAGGCGCAGAGCAACAGCAACGCCCTCCCGCTCATCGGCCTTGAGGTGCTTCCGATTTACTCGGTTGCCGCCCGCTCCGGTGAGTATGTGAAGATCGAACTCGGCGGCGGCGAGAGCTACAATCTCGACGCGCTGAAGACCGCTCCCGGCACCGACCGCTCGCGCGTCACCCGCCGCTTCGTCACGGACAACTACGCGACCACCAGCTACGAACTCGAAGAGCTTCTGCCCGACGAGACTTCCGCTGACCTTGGCCGCTACTTCGACGTTGAAGTGTCGAGCGCGACCTTCCTCAACAACAGCCTGCTCCTCTCGCATGAGCAGCGCGTTGCCGATCTCGTCTTCGGTTCTGGCATCAGCGCGATCAGCGCCAATGCCGCTTACACCGCTGGCAGCATCGACACCCTCGACATCGCCAAGGACGTTGACGATGCGCTGACCGAACTCGCCAAGAAGAACGTGGTTGCCGACACGGTGATCATGTCCCTCCCGGTGTTCAATCGCGTTCGCCGCACGACCAAGCTGCTCAACAACATCTTCGGCCCCGTGAAAAACGTGGCGCAGGCCCGCCCTGCTTCCGCCGAGGAAGTTGCCGCCGCCCTCAACGTGTCGCGCGTCCTGATTGGCCGCGCTGCCAAGAATGGCGCGAAGAAGGGTCAGAGCTACTCCGGTTCCTTCATCTGGGGCAACTCCAAGATCGTCCTCGCCAAGCTCGGCGCGGGCGAGTTCACCGCTGGCGGTCTGGGCCGCACTCTCCTCTGGAACGAGGATAGCCCGACCCCGCTGGTCACCGAGACTTACCGCGACGAAGCCCGCCGCTCCAACGTCATCCGCGCTCGCCACAACACGGCTGAGAAGCTGATCGACACCAGCTGCGCCATCGGCATCGACACGAGCTACGCCTAAAAGACTGTTCTGTGTGTTCACTGAGACCCCGCCGGGAGGCGGGGTTTCTGCTTTTTGACAGTCGTCCTCGGGCAGATGAAAATTGCCGTCTGCATGATTGCAGGCAACGAGGAAGCCGTCATTGACCGCGCCCTCGACTCTGCCTTCTCCGTCACCGATACCGTCATTGTTGTTCGCGCCGTAGGAGGCCAGACGCCCGATTCTACGCTCGACGTTGCCCGTGAGCGCGGTTGCATTGTCGGGGAATACCACAACAGCCCCGCGACCGCAGCGTGGCCCTTCGTGGACGATTTCGCCGCCGCCCGCAACGAAGCCTTCCGCCTAGGCGCGTATATGGGGGCGAATTGGCTGATGTGGATGGACTGCGACGATACGTTGCCCGAAGGCATGGGCGAGACGATTCGCAAAGCCTGTGAGGAAACCGCCGAGGATTGGATTCTGGCCGAGTATGTCCTGCCTAATCACGGCAAGGCCGTATGGCGCGAGCGTCTATTTCGCACCGGAACCGCCGCATGGTTTCACGGCGTCCATGAAAAGTGCGTCCCGGTCAGCAACGACAAGGACAAGGACTCGCTCAAGGTGCGCGTGCGCAGGGACATCAAAGTGGTGCATGAGCCGATTGCCGAGAAAAGCGGCTCACAGGAGCGCAACATCAACATCCTGCGCTGGCGTTACCAAGAGGCGCAGCACTTGGCGTTCTACCTTCATTACGAGTATTACCTTTTAGGTCAGCGCGAGGAGGCTGTGCGCTACGGGCTAGAAGCATTGCGGATGCAAGACCTTGACGGCGTTTATCGCTACGAGGTGTTTCTTAACCTCGCCTTGCTTGCCGGGGAAAACGCGCACGGGCAAGACCTTTGCCAGCGCGCGATCAAGCTCAACCCGCAACGCCGCGAGGCACATAACATCCTCGCCCTCCTGCAAATGGACGCAGGGCAGACGGAGGACGCACTAAAGACCGCCGAGCATACGCTGACCATACCGCTGCCGAAGATACCGGAATGGACGCATCGCCCCGACTGCTACGGCTGGAAGGGCTACGCAACCCTTGCATGGGCGCACAGGCTCGCGGGCAACGAGGACAAGGCCAAGGAGGTCGAAGCCAAAATGCTTGAAGAAGGCGGCAAGCCGCGCATTTCGCTCCTCCACGCTACGCGCGGCAGATGGTCGCAGGCCATACAGGCGATGAATCTGTGGCTCTCGCGCGCGGAGAACCCGCTGGCCGTCGAGCACATCTTCGCTATCGACGCCGATGACGAAGAATCCCAAGACAAGCTGCGGCGATTCCGCTGCGTAATCTCCGAAAATAGTTACTCGGTCGGGGCATGGAACGTGGCCGCGCTTGCCTCGACGAGCGATGTGCTAGTGCAGCTTGCAGACGACTTTGAGCCGCCCGCAGGCTGGGATCGCCTCATAGTTGATGCGTTAGGCGGCGACATCTTCGCGCCGAAAGTCCTGCGGGTATCGGACGGCAACCGCGCAGACGGCTTGCTGACTTGCGCCATCGTCACCCGCCGCTGGTATGAGCAGCACGGATTGTTCCACGGGGAATATCGCAACGTGTATTCCGACAATGATCTTACCGCGACCGCAACTAAGGCAGGCGCAATCATCGACGCCCCGCAAATCATCATTCGTCACCATCACCCCTTCTTCAACGACAAGGTGAAGATGGACGCGACTTATGAGCGCGGCAATGACCCGCAGGAATACGAGCGCGCCAAGGCAATTTATGAGCAACGGCATCCCTAACTGGTTCGATTACC